TAACGATACTGCCAAGGGAAAACTGTCGGCTGCCACTCGGGCGGCGTCGACCGTAACGCGGCGGGCTTCAACGGTGGCGGTATCGTATTCCTCGTCTGGGCGCACCAGTTGCCATTTGAGCGCTTGTGGCAGTTCGGTTTCCTGCCCTCGGGTCAGTTCCATGACATCGCCTTGTGTAGCGACCATATCGTCGGGTTTGATTGTGGCGGTGGCCCGCTGCCCACGCGTCACAAACCGGATGATGCCCCCGCTTTCCACCGCATCAAACCCGAAATGCCGCGCCAACGTTGAAATCGAGGCGCGCGGGCTTTCCAGAGCGGAAATCACGAAGCCCGGCACTGTGTCGGAAATTTCGCTCACGTCGATCAGGCTGTCGTCCAGTCCGGCGCGGCGACAGAGTTCGCGCACCAACGCGCCAAGCCCTACCGCCCCGAGCCGACCGTTCAGCCAATGCCCCAGCCGCCAGTTCGGCGCATCGGCCCAGACATCCTCGCGGGCCGGAAAATCCGGATAGGGCCGCGCGTCCCATGTCCAGACAGCCGCCTCGCCCATATCGATCATCGGGGCCGCGTAAATGCTGCTAGTCGGGTTGTTTACTGCTTCATTCCAATATCCCAGCATTGCCTCGATATAGCACCGCTGGATCGCTTCATCCTGCCAGCCCCGCGAGAAATGCGGCAGCGCGCTCTCGGCCGACTTCGGATCAAAAAACACGTTCGGCTGGTTGGTGCCACGATCGACAGCCGGACAGCCCAGCTCGGTAAAACGAATGGGCTTTGATTGCGGTACCCATCCGGTGGTGGAAACGGCAACCGGAATAATACTCAGGCCCAACACGATGATGTCCTCGCCCGACACTGCCGAGTCCGGTCCGATGCCCCAGCGTGCGGTGACCTCGATCAGCGGTGTCACGCGAAACACCAGTTGGTGCACGCCCACGCCGACAATTTGTTCTGATACGATCGTGACCGGGGATGCGTCTGACGCCCAGATCGAGGGGTCAAGCAACGGGCCGTATACCGAGAGGGTAAAATAGGGAGATGCCTGATAGACCAGCACCTTACGCCTGCCCGAGGTGCCAGGCTTGAAATAGCACCTTACCTCGTATGTCTGCCCTGCCTGCAGCGTCACCAAGGTTGGTTCTTCAATCCGGTGCCAGACCTTGCCAGCCGAGGCGACGCTTTGAGCGCTGAAAAACCCGCCATACGACGTCGGATCAGTCGCTCGGGCAACCGGGCCGACATTGATCCATGCGGGAGGATTGGCCCCATTCGGGGTTAGACCAACGCGCACTCCGCCCAGGCGGTCATAATGCGGGTTGGACCACCACGCACGGATATCCTTTGGGCGGAACACCCAGGGCTCACCATAAAAGCCATCCGAGATCGGTGTGCGATTTTGGGCGGTGCGATCAGCCTCCGAGGCATAGAACCAGTCGAAACCCTCGCCACCCTCGATATTGCTGCGTAGATAGTCCAGATCACGGATTGAGCTCCAGCCCGCTTGCGCATCCGCGTGGTCAAATCCGTCGCGCCAGTCGGACAGGGGCAGGTAATTGTCGATGCCGATGAAGTGGACGTTCGGATCGGACCACAATGGATCGAGATGATAAAACAGATCGCCGGAGCCGTCCGTCGGCTGATGCCCGAAATATTCCGACCAGTCGGCGGCGTAGCTGATGGCGGTTGTGGTTCCCAAAGGCGGTGCGCCGTCCCCCGGCGAAAGACCGTTTAGAATACCCGCAACATCACTGGCCAGCTGCTTTAGTGCTGCCACGACCGGATAGCTGGTCGCACCATTCTCAATGGTTGCCCCATCCCGAATTGTCGTCAGGCCGCGCAATTCCGAACCTATCAGGAAGGTATCGACGCCACCTGCGGCCGCGCAGAGGTGGGCGTAATGCAGGAGCATCCGCCGGTAGCCCCAATCGGTGCCGCCGGTCCAAGAGACGGTCTCGCCGCTGATGGCAAAATTCGCAACCTGCGCATTACCCATGAATGCGGAAACCTGCGCCGCAGCACTGGCGGTTTTGTCCACGGTCCCTGCATAGCCTGCCGCCGGAGAACAGGTGATCCGCCCACGCCATGGGTAAGCGGCCTGTCCGATGATTGTGGCATTGTCGGAATACGGATCAGGCAGCGTATTGCCTGTTGGAATATCCATCAACAGAAACGGGTAAAAGGTGACCCGCAGCCCGCGCGCCTTGATTTCCTGAATGGCCTGCACCACGGCGAAATCCGCCGGTGTGCCGCCATAGGCGCTGCGACCGCTGGCATCGAGGCTGATCACATGGGCTGCCGCGCGCGCCACGCCACTCACAGCCCAGCTTTTTGGCGTGGTCGCTTTGGTGGTGTTTTCGACCCCGGGTTTAAGCTGGCAGTTCCCGGCACGCAGGTCGGTGCCGAACCAGGAGACCACCAGCGAGATACTCTCGATGTTCGGTGCGGCGGCCTGCAACTGGTCCAGCGCTGCCACGATATCCGGCACGGCATTGGTGGTGTGCACGTTTTCCGAAGCCGTATCGCCACCGGTGCCCCGTGAAATACCCTCGGTGGCATAGACGAACTCGCCGGTGCCGGGGATCAGGGTGACGGCGCGGATCATGCCCTCAGCGGTATCGGGTTCGATGACGGGGCGGAAGACCTCGAAGGACAGCTGCGGGATACGATTGCCGAATTGCTCCAGCGGCAATTCCTCGAACATCACGTAAGCCGTGCCGCGATAGGCAGGGGCATTGCCGATGCCCATTTTGGCCTCGATGAACGGGTCCGGTTGCTGGGCCTCATCGCCCGCATAGATCCGCCATGTGATGCCCGAGAGATCGAGCGGTTTGCCATCGGCCCAGATGCGGCCGATGCCGGAAATCGGCCCCTCGCACAGGGCCACCGCGAAAGACGCGGAATAAAGATAGGCCGTGGTGGTCACCTTCGGCCCGCCGCCCTTGCCGCCACCCTGCGTGGTGGTGTTCACCGTTTCGGTGAAATCCGTCGCCCAGATGATATTGCCGCCGATGCGCATCCGGCCATAAATGCGCGGGATCACCGCCCCCTCGGTCGAGGTGGTGAGGGTCAGGTTTTCCAGCCGCTGGCCCTCGATCCGCTGCCCGGGGGCGAGTGACGACACAATCCAGCTGTCGATCATCGACCCTGCAAACGAGCCAATCGCACCGCCGATGGTGGCGGCCGACACGCCAAGGACAGCCCCGCCGATGCTGCCGCCGATTGCGGCACCGGCCGAGGCGAGAAGAATGGAAGCCATGGTTTACCTCACAGGAAAACGAAACGCGAAGGCGATTCGGCGCTGCCAGGCGGGCGTCAGATGTTCCTCGTTCACCCCGGTGCGCTCATAGGCGTGAACGAAACGCCCACCTCCGGACAGTATTCCGACATGCTTGGCAATCGCGCCCGCGCGCATCCGAAACAGGATGACGTCACCGGTTCGGGCATCGGCAACATCCAGCTCCAGCATTGCGATCCGCGCGGCCTCGGCCAAGACCTCCACCGGTCCTGCCTCGCCCCAATCACGGGAATATGGCGGCACCGGCATCGGTTCTGGGCCGACCACATCGCGCCAGACGCCACGCAGCAGCCCGAGGCAGTCGCAACCCACACCGCGCACAGAGGCCTGATCGTGATAGGGCGTGCCAATCCAGCGGCGGGCTGCCTTGACGACGCGCGCCGGAGTGGTCTGGCTATGGCTCATAACACCGATCCCGAATTTGCATCGCCCTTGGCCGCGTAGCGGATAATGGTGTCTTGACCCGGGATATGCGGAAAGCCACGGAAATTGGCTGCGTTGGCGAACCTGGCCTGGCAGGTCTCGAACCGCTTGTCGCAACCGGCGAAGATGTCGAAGGTGTCATTGGTGGCTATGGGTCGGATTGGAGCCTCAAGCAGGGTAATCTTCACATCCGCGCCTGCATTTGCGTGCGCCAGAACCTCGGCCTTGCGTCCCGTATTGGCACCGGTCAGCCATTGCAGGGTGCCGAGCGCAAACCAGCCCTCGGCAAAGCCCGAAAGGCCGGAAACTGCAAAGCCGCAATCGCCCGACAGCGAAACCACCGTACCATTTGCCTTGAATGCCGGCGCGTTCAAATCGACGCCGCAACGCGCATCCCCCAAAGCCGCATCACAGCTCGCCTGAAACGTCCGCCCGAGGGTCTGGCCCAGCACATGCGCCAGCGAGCGCATCTCGGCCACGAAATGCAGCCGCCCGCGCCGGACCTGACCGATGGCCCCGCGGCGCAGCAGGGCACGGCTGGTGGTGTCGGCCCAGTTGACCCGCCAGATCTCCACGGTGGCGTTGTCCCAGCGGCCATCGAGAATGTCGGTCTCGGTGATGGTGGTGGAGGTCAGCACGCCCTCGGCCTCCTGCGCATCGACTGAAAGGTCGGAACCAGAGCGGATTTCCGAGGCGGTGAAACCGGATTCAGGCTCGAAATTCGTGCCGTCGAATGCCAGCGGCAGGTCGTGGTCGGTAAAGCCGAACACCGTCCCGTCGTTGCGGGTGAGCCGCCAGCACCAGGCCAGCGTGGTGGTGCCACTGTCGAGATGGGTTTGCAGGGATTGGGGGAAGGACTTCATCGGCGGACCTCGATCAGCGGAATGGATGTGATGGAACCGAGGCGCTCGATATCGTGGGTGACGTCGAGCCGGTCGGTGTCGAAACGCACAGGCACATCGAATTCAAAACCTGCGGTTATGGCGACACCGCTGACCGGCGCGGTGGTGAAGGTGACGAGACCGGTTGTGGTATCCACCAACCAGCCCGAGGCTTGAACAACTCCGTCCAGCGCCACCGAGACCGTACCGGCCACCGGTTTTGTGATCGTGCGGGTCCATGTTTGCGCGCCCGATGAATAGGCTTTCACCAATTGGAACATGGTGGTCGTGCCGTCTCCCGTGCCGATCGTCTGATCTGTTGCGGCAGGCGCACCCGACGGCAGGCAGGATTTATAATCACCCCAGTCCTTCCAGCGAAACCCGTAGAGACGCCCGTTGCGGGCTTCGAAAAACGCCACCACGGCGGCCAGATCATCGGCGCGGCGAATGCCGTAGGCGGCATCATAGCGGCGGCGCGAATTGGCCCAGCTGGCATTTCGCTCCTCGTCGCCCGAGGCCAGCTCGACAATCTGGGTGCGCCGCTCAGGCCCACCGCGCGCGCCACGGCTGATATTGTCGGGAAAGCGGATTTCGTGAAACGCCATCAAGATTTTTCCTTGTTCATGCATCTTGTCCGAAAACCGGTTCCCACTTTTCGGGAAGCCCTCACATGCCCCTCCGGCCCATGGCGACAGCACGGGCAATGTCGGCCGAGACTTGCGTGCGCGATTGCCGGAAGCTTTCCGCATCACGGGTCTGGATGTTGATGGTGATGTTTTGGGAACTGGCTGTGCCGTATTGGGCGGCTTCGCGCCGGTTCAGCACCCGCTCGCCCTTTTGCAGAATAGCGGGGACCTCGTCGGGACGCAGACCGGCCCAACCGCCGGAATGCATGCGCGGTGCACCGGCGAATGCCATGGCGGGTACCATTCTTTGCGGCGCGACCCCACCAACCATGCCACCCGCGTGCAGCACCGGTGCGAAAATTCCGCCGAGATTTCCAAGCGCGCCCGACAGGGCATTGGCCAGCGGGCCGAGGATGAACTTTCGCGCCGATAGTTTGGCCATATCAGCCAGCAAAGAGGTCACCAGTGACCGGAAATCCAGCTTGCCGGTTTTGACGAATTCCCCAATGGCATTTTCCGCGCTGGTGAAGGCCCCGACCAGCGCGTCACCTATCCCTTTGCCGACATTGGCGGCCTTGGCAGCGTAATCTTTGAGCGAATCCGCTGCAATCTCCCATGCCGTTTTGGCAACTTCTGCCGCCGCGCGCGCTGCCCCACCGGCACCGGTGACTGCTCGGGACAGAGTTTCCGCAGCGGTGGTGGTTCCGGCAAGGCCGCTTTCGCCGTCTTCAGCACTCGACCTCATCGCATCGCGCAGGGCCTGCATGGAAGTCAGCGGCGCTGTCGCGGCTTGCGCCATTTCGCGAGAGGAGTTCACCAGCCCGTCAGCGGCGTTTCGGGCGTCTTCTGCCGTGGCCGCCATCTCGTAATAGGCGGACCCCGCCATGATCGCGGCATTGCCGATGGCCAGCATCGCGCTGTCCATGCCCGGAATGTTGGATATCCCGCGCGTCATGGCGTGCAAAAAGTCCGTCCATGTCTTCTGGATATTGGCCAGCATCGTCAACCAGCCGGCCTTGATCCTTGCCCAGACCGACGAGAGCGCCGCGCCAAGGGATTTTCCCCCGAGCTTGATGCGATCCCAAACCTCGATGGCCACATCTTTCAACAGGCGCATGGCCTCGCCAAACCCGCCAGCCCCTTTGACGAGACGCCCGAACCAGTAAATCAGCTCTCCTGCGCCAATGATCAACGCCCCGATACCTGTGCGGATCAAGGCACCGCGCAGGGCGACTAGTGAAATCGACACGCCGCGAATGCCGAGCACGGCACTGGCCAGTGCAATCACCAACTTGCCACCCAGCACGGCCGCGAAGGTGGCGGCAATGGTGGCGATCTCGCCGATATGGTTGAACAACCCCTTGATGGCACGCCCGAGTGGGCCGGTGACCTTGCCGATGGCTGCCATGGCATTGGCCATCGCCTCCAGTGCCGGAGCCGCCGCCACCGCCAGCTGGTTGGCAATGCCGCGCCACAAAAGCCCCATGCGGGACAGCGCATCATTGGTGCGCTGGATTTGGGCGGCGTCGCTCTCGGATACCGCGACGCCAAAATCCTGCACGTCCTGCGTGGCTTGTCGCAAGGTGGCGCTGTCGATGCGGGTAAAAATCAGACCGGCGCGCGATCCAAATATCTGTGAGGCCACAGCCGCTTGTTGGGCCGTGGGGATGAACTTTGTAATCGCGTCCTGAATGGCAGCCATCTTTTCATCAATCGGCAGCTTGGAAAGCTCAGCAGCGGACAGGTGCAACTGCTGCAGTGCTTTCACCGCCGGACCGGTCCCCTGCGCCGCCTGGCTCAGACTCTTGGTCATCATGATCGTGGCCTGTTCAACCTCGCCCTGCGACACCCCGGCCAGATCGGCCGCGCGCGCCAGCACCTGCATGCTCGTCGTCGTGGTGCGCAAACTCGCCGCCAGCTTTGCCTGCTCGTCGATGGTCTGCAGGCTCGAGCGCACCATGGCAATACCGGCCGCCACCGCTGCCGCTGCCATAATGCCGGCGGCGATTTTGGCACGGCGGGCAAAGCGGGCAAGGCGCGCATTGGCAATCTCTGTCTCGCGGGACACTTTGCGCAATCCGCGCTGGCTCGCATTTCCGATGCCCTCGAACTCGGCTTTGACCTTGTCACCGCCCACCGCGGCAAGGCGGACGGATACGCGTTTTTCAGCCATTACTCATTTCCCTTTGCTCGTTCAGAACCCGCACCATCACCGCCTCGATCGCGGGCAGGATTTCCGCAACCGGCGCGGGATTGATCCCGAGCGCCGCTGCCATGCCCAGCGCTGCACCTAAATCCCAGCCGGTAATCGTGCCGGATGGCGACAGGCGCAGTTGCCCGCCAAGGCGGCCGACCAGATCCCAGATCTGAATACCTTCATAGGTTTGCGGCCGGTTCAGGATTTGCGGGCAGGTTTCGCAGGTGCCGATACAGGCGTCGCAGTATCCATCGCCCCCGCCGAGGACCCACTCGGCAAGGGCGACGAGACGTTTTTTTCCTGATCCAGCAGCAACCCGCCCGCGACGTATTCGGTCTGGAAGGACTCGAACAGGGGCCAGACATCCAGCAGGGCGTCGATCCCCTCGGGACTGACATCCACCGGTTTTCCGTCCTCGTCACCCACGCCCTCCCATTCGAAAATGGCAATGCGGCCCAGCGCCTTGGCGAACACCAGTGCGCTTTGTCCGTCGCCCGCATCCCCGGGCAGAGCCGAAACCGCAGGATCGTTGCGCGCTGCCACCATCAACGCCGTGGTCAGGGGCAACAGGCGGATGCGCACCCCGTGGCCAAGGTCCAGCCATTCGGGTTTATTGGAGAGGTTCAGTTTCAGCATATCAGTAACTCGCAATCTGGTTTTTGAGGACCACCGTGCACATTTGCCCGGCGGTGGCGTTAAAGGCGGCCTGCCAGTCAAAGCTGGCCTGAATACCCTGCGGCCCCTGCACCTCGATGCGCGGGCGGGGGAGATAGACTTCGTGGGCGGTGATGCTCAGGCTGACATTGGCCGAAATATTATAGGCAAATTCCAGACTGGCCGCCGTGCCGTTCAGCGCCTGGTCCATCAGGGTGGTATCGGCAAAACGCACATCGATCCGGCCGGTGAGGGCGGCGTTGGACGGGTCCGCGCCGTCAATACGCCCGTCGGCACGGATGGTCTCGATGCGGTCGAGATTGTTGGCATACTGGATGTCGGCGGTGACGATATTGCCCAGCGCCGTGCCGCCCCGTTTGATCGAGCCGTTGAAATGCCCGAAGCGTTGCAGGGTCCATGTCGTGGGCGTCCCTGCGGCCGTGGTTGTTGCCACGTTTTCCCCCTGGGCGATCAGTTTGGCGGTGGCTGTCAGTAGACCGGAGCGCTGCATTTGCCACGAGAGCTGATCCAGCACGCAGCCGGTATACATGGCAAAACGGGGTATTTCCGGCATGGCGACCTCGATAGCCATGCTCGGCAGGGTCCATCCGCCGGATTTGAAAGTGTGGGTTTTGTTGGTGGTTCCCGTGGTGACGGGCGCGCCGAATGCTGCCTTGAGCCAGAGGCCGAAAGCCTCGGCATCAATCGGCACTACCACGTCACCATCCGCCGTCACCGCATCCTTGATCGGGGCCAGCGGATCGCGGCCATAGCCCAGAAGTTCGGAGGTCAGCAGGGGTTGCTCCGCCCCCAGTGAGGCACTGGCAAACGGCATCCGGAAATATCCGCTTGCCGGTGCGGTGCCATAGGTTGTTTCGAACGCAGCCGCGAGTTGCGACCGCGCGCCTTGTGCGCGTGCCATAGTGTTTTCCTTGTTTTGAATTGGGGTCAGCCGAGGGGATCGGCCGTGCTGTAGGTCAGAATGACCGGAATGATTGCCGCCTTGAGAGCCGCCGCCCCTTCCACCGGCATATCAACCGGCTGCGGGGCCTGTGCCTCCACCCAGTCGCAAAGCCCGCCCAGAGTGCGGTCGGTGGCGAGGGCGGAGCCGATGGCCTGCAGCAGGGTGTCAAAGGTATTTGCCCGTGCGGCAGCGGTTTTTCCCTGCACGATCACCTCGATCTCGGCGCGGTGCTCGTAATGGTATTGCAACGGAGACAGCGTGACCTTTGGCGTTCCGGGGTCGCCATCGCGCAGGATAACGAGGCCGCCAGCAGGCAAGCGCTCGGGCAGAACCTCTTCGCGCAAGACGGTGGCAGCGGGCATGGTTTGCATTGCCGCAAGCAGGGCTTGCAGGATGGTTTCTCGGGTTGTGGGCATGGGTTTATCAGTCAGATGTAGTTACGGTTATTTCACTTAATTCTGTTATTACACTTGTTATTGCGCGATTCATGTGCATATAGACAGGTAAGAAAAGGGAGAGACCCGATGGCAAATACCGCTGAAAAACTTGAACACAATAGCCTCATGGACCGGCTTCCGACCGCCGAGGAAATCGACAGTGCCGCCCATGCCGCCACCGCCATTGCCGTGGCGATGGAACTGGACGGCGGCCTCAAGGTTTCCGGCGAAAACGGTGATCCGGTCAAGATTGCGCCTGCAGTTGGCGAGTTGATTATCGAGTTGCTCGGCCATGTCAGCAACGGCAACATGGTGACGCTGGTTCCCGTGGGCACCATGCTGACCACCCAGCAGGCGGCTGATATGCTGAACGTTTCGCGCCCTTATCTGACCGGCCTTCTGAAAAAAGGCGAGATCGCCTTCGAGGAAGTCGGAAAGCACCGGCGTGTCCCCTTGAAAGCCCTGATGGAATACAAGGAAAACAAGGCGCGCCGACAGGAAGAAACCCTGCGCGAACTGTCACGGCTTGGTCAGGAATATGATCGGGCATGAGTTTCGTTGCCAATCCGTTTGTTGTCATTCTTGATGCCAATGTCCTCTATCCGTTCCGGACGCGCGATGTGCTGTTCAGCTTTGCGCTGGCCGGTCTGTTTCGGGCGCGATTCACCAATGAAATTCTTGACGAATGGACGCGCAACCTGATCCGGAACAAACCGCAACTGGAAGACAGCGTTCGCCAGCAGGAGGCGGCAATCCGTGCTGCCTTTGATGAATGCCTTGTCACCGGCTACGCGCCCCTCATCCCGGGCCTGACTCTTCCGGATGAAAACGACCGGCATGTTCTGGCGGCTGCCATAAAATGCTCTGCCCAGATTATCGTGACGGAAAACCACAAGGATTTTCCGCCTGACACGCTCGAGGCATATGGCGTCGAAACGCTCGGAGCCGATGACTTTCTGGCCAACACCTATGATCTGTTTCCCAAGAGCGGGGTACGAGTGCTGAAACAGGTCCGGCGGCGCTATGATAATCCGACATTCACGCGGTCAGAATTCCTGATGGACCTGATTAAAAACGGCCTGCCGAAACTGGCGGCATTGGCGCGGGCGGATATCGAGTATCTGTAAGTTCAGGCTGTTTCGTTTTCGGCACCCTTTTCAAATCAGGGTCGATGATCGCCCGACAGTTTTGTGATGGCACACTGCCCGATGTAATGCCGGAACAACGACCGATCAGGTAATTCTCATGGGCCTCATAAATGCTGTGTCTTTTTTTCGTATCCCATCCCGATTTTAACTAACTCCCCTCTCACTGGAGTGGTTCCAGTCATATCCAGTGGTTTGATCGTGGGGGCGCCGTATTTCATTGGATCGGGGCCTCTGGGAGTTGGAAAGGGTATCAGTGAGAGTTCTTTGTCCCCCAAATGGGCATCCTTTTCTGGGGCGGGGAGCATTATTTGGTAAATGTCATTGCCATAGCCGAAAACGAGATAACAATAAGGAACGCTATTAACCTTTGATTTCCGGCGCAGAATAAATGTAACAAGACGATCTGACGGCATTGGCCCACTCAGAAAGGTATGGATTATTGGCATTCCGTGAAACCAACTTTGGGCGTGGTTTTCATCAAGAATCCAATTCAACGCCGGTTTAAATGGACCCATCTCATTTTCAGGTATGAGTGTAAGCCCAATTTTAACGAAGGCTTTATAAACGGCAACCGGCGTGTATGATCCTCGTTTTAAAGGGAAAATTATTTTATTGTTGATTTCATCAATTTCGTGTATCGGGTCTTCTTCATAAGTTTTTACCTTGATATTACCTTTCTGGGCTTCAATTCTTGAAGAATTGTTAGGTCCTGTTTTTAAGGTTGGGATCCCCTTTTTTCCTCGAATTTGGGAGAGCGTACGCATTGGCTTCGACCATTCCCCTAAATCTGTTTCAATGGTGCTCCCAAAAAAGGCATTGCAAGTATCACATTCGTAGGATGATGTTAGGCCGCGGTTGCCAAGCAGCTCGGGTACAGCGTGCGCGACTGTTCTAAACGTGACTTCTGGGGCAATTTTTCCACAAAACCGACACAAGTTTTGATTTGCATTATTCAGTTTATGTTTTTCGTTGCTTTGCCACATACGCTCAAAAATTAGATCATAGTTGTCATCGTAGTAACGGCAGGCTTTTTCGATATGCGTTTCCATTTTTCGTTGATAAGAAAATCGATTCAGAATTACAAGCATGTGTGGTCTTGAGTTTGTTGCGCGATAAGAGCGTGCACTTACCCGTCCATCCATTTCCCCACAATCACCCTCGGCAGCGCCCCCGCAACCCTCTCCGCATCTCGTGCTAAATCCAGCCGCTTTCGCAGTTTCACCTGCGGCACCAGAATGAAGATCGGCGCGCTAACCTGCCCACGTCCGGTCTTGGAACGCGAGGCCACCGCTGTCCCGCGCGTGTTGATCCGCGCTTTTTCCGCCACCAGCAGGCTGGGACCATTGCGGCGATAGATGAACCTCAACCGCATCCCGCGACGCCGCTCCCATTCCGCCGGTGTCATGCGCGCACCGCGACGGCCTTTTCCGGCGGCCTCGGTCGGGATGGCCAGCCAGAAACCGGATTTCGAGCGGATGAGCGCGCCGCGATCATGGGCGTTGAGGATTTCCGGCGCGTTGCTCCAGATCAGCGCAGCGGCGTTGATACTGTCACCGTTGGTCGGATAGGTCCGGTTGCGGATGGTGCGCGGCAGACGGTGGCCCAGACCGGCGCGGGTGATTTGCGCGCGCCAATCCTGTTTCAATTCCGCGCCAGCGGATTTCATCGCCAAGGTCACCGCACGCTCACCGGCCTTGATCTCCTGTTCCAGCAAGGCCACCAGATCCGGCGAGAACGCGACGCTGAGTTTCATACGGGCACCAGTTCCACCGTCCAGATCAGCCGTTCGCGATCCCGCACCGGTTCGCCCTGCACAGTATGGGACACGCCGTCGATGTCGATCTTGTCACCGGTCGCAAGGCCCGGGGCCTCGCCCACCCGAATGTCGGCAACCACGGTTTCCGACCAGACCCGCGCCGCGCCGAACTCGGTTACGGTATCGGGCGAACGCAGGATCAGGCGCAGGGAGTGCCCCGCGCCAGTGCCACCCGGAAACCATGTTGCCGATTTGCCCATAACGGGATTGGCGAACAGCGCCGCCAAAGCAATATCCGTCGAGCCCATTAAGTCGAGCCCATTAAACGGTGCCGTTAAGGCGCACGCGGCCGATGGTTTCGGAGGCGCTGCCGCCAACGGCCAAGGCCGCTGCGCCGATCAGCGTGTTGCCGGTGGCGGTGGTGGTGGCCCGCCAGTTGGTGGCGTCCCAATAGACCTTGGCCCCGATCGCCCAGGATTGCGAGGGGGCTTTGGGCAGATCAAAGATACCGGTCAGCTTGATGGTGCCCTCGGACCCGTTGGCAATGTCACCGGTGGCCACGCCGAACAGTGCGCCGAGCTGCACCGCGTCGCCCGAAGCGATGGCGGCACCGGAGGTGAAGGACAGGCGGTCGCCTGTGGAAACGTAGTTTTTCATGGGGGTTCTCCGTCAGAAGTTGTGGTGGGGCGCGTTACACGCCGGCGTTTTTGAACAGCCCGCGCCAGTCGATGGCCTTGGCGGCAAAATCGTGCCGTGCTTTGATCTCGATGCCGTCAACCTCGAAGCCGGAGCGGGTTTCGGTGTAGACGCCTTCCTGCCCGTCGAGATAGGCGTATTCAATGGTATCAACCCGCGAAGGGTCGGCTGCCAGAAACCACGGATCATTGCCCGATGCTGGGATAAGGCGCGGCTCCTCGATGACCTGCAACCGCCCTGCGAATGTGTTGACGTCGGCCGTGGCCGAGGGCGTGGTCTGGGTCATCTGCTTGCGGGCTTCAATGGCGCGCGCCCCGGGCGGCGTGATGATATAGCTCGGCAGGATCGAGATCAGGCGGCCCTCCAACCCCTTTTGCGATCCGAACTTGCGATAGGCTTCGCCGAGCGCGGTTTCGGTCACACCGGCGGCGGTGCCGAGGTTGCCGTGGCTGGCATGGAACAGCGCCTTGTTGTCGGCCATGGTCGGGTTTTGCGTCAGGATCGCGTAAACAATATCGCTTTCCAGATCGGCGGCGGCTGCGCCAAAGGCCGAGGGAATGCGGGTGAAGGCATCGAGATCGTCATTGATCAGCACCTGACGGGTGATCGCCACGATCCGCCCGTAGGTGGCCAGCGCGTAGGTTTCCTTGCCTTCGCCGATGGAGCCGTATTTGAATTCACCGCTTTCCAGCACTTTTTCCAGGTCCGGCGCACCGGCGATTTGCGTGCGGCTGACCGGTTTGAAATCGGTAATGGTGGCGCGACGTGCCCAAGCCGCGAAGGTGCGGGGGCTGCTGGCGTAGGCCTGGCGCAGGGTTTTGTTGGCGACATTGGCAAGGATAATCGGGAAATCCGAAGTGGACATGGCACCGGCAGCGCGGGTGCCCAGCGCCTCGCCGGCCAACTCGAGGCGGGACATGCCACGGGTCGAATGGCCGTGACGCTCCAGCGCGTGGCGGGCCAACTCGATCAGGGACATGCCGCGAAAATCCCGCCCGTCGGAGGTGAGTTCGTGCGACGCGGGGTTATGGCGATGCAGCAGGGCACCGGCGACGGCCTCGCGATAGGCGGTGTCGGCATCACCATTGCCACGCGCCATGGCGGGGGCCGGTTCATGCACGCGGCCCTGCAGCGGGTCGGCATCGGCGATCTTGTCGAGGATCTCGGCGCGGGCGGCATCAAGACTGACACCGCGCCCGATCAGATCGGCCGCCAGCCCGTCAAGATCATGGCGGCGGCACAGGGTCATGATTTCGGAGGCGCGCTGGCGTTCCTCGCTGCGGATGGTGTCGGGATCGGGCGTGGGCGGCGTTTCCGGCGCGGGGGTCTGCACTTCGGTTTCTTTACTGCGGGCTTCGGTGGTATCACCACCCGCTTTTTTGTTCTTGGGCATTTTGTTTCCTTTCGTGATTTCGGTTGTGGCGGGGGCGGATCGGTTTTCCTGCCGCGTCAGTATGCAGGGGCTGAGGACCTCGGCCTGACTATCCCCGCTGCGCACCTGCGCGCCCGGGTCGGCCCCGATGGGGACGGCGGAGATTTCCAGCGGTTCCCAGTCGATGGCGCGCCAGAGTTCCGGCGCGCCGTCGCGTTTCTCGATGTCATAGCGATGCACGCGGTAACCGACCGAGACATTGCGGATGATGCCGGCGGCGATATCGCGAAACACCGGCTCCACCTCGGCGCGCTCCGAAAAGCGGATGGTGGCGGTGCCGAGACCGTTTTCAATGCGGGCGGAACCGGCCTCGACCACGCCCAGCACGGATTCCAGCGATCCGGCGCGGTGGGTGTTCAGAAACGGCGCGCCCGCGTTCAGCCGTTCCAGCCGCACGGCATCGGGATCCACCGACAATTCCTCGTCGATCGCATCCTGAAACAGCCGGTTGCGACGCACGGTGGCTCCGCTGGTCCAGACGATCTCGACGGTGCGGGCGGCCTCGTCAACGGTTTCGGCGCGCAGATGGGCCTCCCGGCTCAGCGCCGGAAGGTCGATGGTGGTCTCAGGCATGTTACTCTCCTTCAGCTTTTGCCCTTATCAGGCGGCTCGCTCGGGTCAGTGGTCTGGGCAAGGCCCGCCTTGCTGACGAGGCGCGGATCACTGTCGAAGACAAGGTTCAACGCGTCGGTCTTGTCGGCAAAGGCGGCCCAGTCGGCAATCAGGGTTTCGGGATCCAGCCCGCGCCGCGCGATCTGTTGTGGCAGGCTGGAAAATCCGGCCCGCACCTCGAGCATGTCGGCCTGCGCATCCTGCAACGGATTGACGCTTTCAAAGCGGGGCGGCGTCCACTGGGCCGGAATATGCGCATCCATTGGCAGCAATCCCGCGACTTGCGCCATTTCAATGAACCAGCGCCAGACGGGTTGGCAAAACATCGGAATGATGGTCTGATGCTGGATCTGCGCCACCATGCGGCGGAATTCATTCAGGCCAACGCGGGATGAGGCGAAATTCGTCTGGCTCAGATCGCCGGTCATCAACGCATAGGGCACGCGGAATCCGGCGGCGATGATATGCAGCTGCACGCGGTGCCATTCATAAACCCCGGCGGTGCTGGCGGGCTGGTTGAACTTGATGTCCTTGCCGCCGCGCGCATAGGCAATCAGCCCCGGTTCGAATTGCTCCACGCGGTTACCGTCCGCGTCCTGCACCGTGGGGGCGATCGACATCTGGTCTTCTTCGGCCCCGAAGACAATGCCGACAAGGCAGGCCTCGGTTTTCTTGCGCACGAGTTCGGCGTTTTGCCAGTCATCCACATCGCGAATGGCGCGCATCGCCGGTGTACCCCAGGGCACGCCACGGTTCTGCACCCGCTGGCGCTCGAACAGATGTGCAACCATATCGGCGCGCAGGCGCACCGGCGCGGATTGCGCGGTAACCAGGCTGTCGCCCGGGTGGTGGGGATGCATCCAGTAGGCGACGCGCTTGCCGGTTTTGTCGTATTCGATGCCCTGACGGATGCCGGAACCATCGCGCAACCGGTTGATGCGGGCCTCGTCGAGATGATCCGCCTCGCGCAATTCGATACGCAGCGGAACCCCTCCGGCGGCATTCTTGCGCTGCGGACGTTTCAAGGCAAACACATCGCCACCCTCGATCATTTCCCGTACGGCAAGGCTCAACAGCCCCTGAAACGTTGTGTGCCCGTGGGCATCGCAGCTGGCCGCCCAGCGCTGCCAGAGCTGGTCGACGGTCTTGTCCAGCTCCGCATCGCCGGTATTGGCGCGCGGAATAATACCGGAGCCGACGATATTGTTGACCAGCACCTGCACCGCCTGCGCGGCGATGGCGTTGTTGCGCACCAGATCGCGCATGCGCGCCCGCAGCAGGGGACCGGCCACGGCAATTTCGGTATCCGCCGATGTGCCACCCGCCACCCAGCCATCGGTCGCCCGCCCGCGCGCAGCACCATCATAGCCACGGCGCATATTGGCAATGGCAACGCGGGCCGCATAGCGCCGCGAGGCGGTGCGCGGCGCAATGCCGGAAATCACCGCATCGAGCAGCCCCCAGCGCACATTTGGCGTGGGCGGTTTCATCAGCGCGCCCTGCGGGAGGTGGCAAACCCAGCCACCGGTAGGGGCTTGCCATCGACCTTGGCCATTTCGCCCTCGATCACGGAAATCCGGCGCAGCATATCCTCCGCACTGCCGTATTCCACCGATTTGCCGTCATAGGTCAGGCGCAGCACCCCTGCGGCAAAGGCCGCCTTCAATGCATCCAGCTCGGTTTGCGTATATGCCATATCTCAGAACCACTTTCCTCTGCGCGTTCCCATCCAGTCGGACGGGCGGCGCTTTACCTGTTGTTGCGGTGGCCGGTTCGGCACGCCTGCTGGCGCTGCCTCGATCTTCCCCGGCCGCAATTGTTCTTCCAGCTGTTCCCAGCGGCGGTCGTCCCAGCGATCAATGCCCATCAGCCAGGCGGCGGCGCGGGCATAGACGCGGCAATCCAGCGCCTCGTTGCGCTCGCGCATCTGCTGCCATTCGAGCTTTTGAAACCCCTGACGGGTTTTGGTCACCATCAGGTGCTCGGCCGTCAGCTGCCGGAACCACTCGGCGGGCGTGCCTTTCGGGATGTGGACATATCCGGCAGGCCATTCATCCCCGTCGGCCAAATCATCATCCGTGGGCGGGTTCAGACGCAGCAGGCGGTAAAGCTCGGATTTGAACACCGCGCCCGCCACTTTCCACAGCTGCACGCCGCGTTTCAATTTACGCCCGCCCTCGGTGGTTTCCACATAGGTTGGCCCGTCGACCGGTGTCGAGCGGTCAAACCCGCCCACGCCCTTGATGGCAATCACCTGACCCCGACCGGCCGCGCGCACCCAGGCGTAAACCATGGCGGTGGTGACCCCGTCGCCGGTGTCAATCGCCATGCGCGCCAGCGCCATGCGGGCACCATCCACATGCGGCCATGTGGTGGCGAGGAATTCCGACAATTGCGCCCAGACGTCCGGGCTGGCGGTATCCCCGTCAATCACCACATGCTCGATCAGCCAGGACTGCAGGTTGCGGCCCCAACCCCAGATATCGATCTCGATCCGGTCGCGCTGCACATCCGCACCGGCCGTCAGCACCAGCACACCGGCAGGCACATGGCCGAGCTGATAATCCTCGCGCCGCTCGTAAAGCCGCTGCCAGTCCGGCGCTTCGCCGCGTTCCTGCCATGTCTCGCCCAGCACTGTGTTTTTGAGGGTTTTCAACGCGGAGTCATTGCCCGCCGCTTCCTCCCAGCTGCGGGCAATCTCCGCCCAGCCGAGCCAGCCCAGTGGTGAATACAACCCGTTGATATGATAGCCGACGACGCCCGCCGCCTCGGCCACCGCGCGGGTTGCGTCGTCCGCTGTCGGCATCCAGCAGGCCCCGTTGGCCTCGTCCATCATCCGGGTTTTGAACCGTTCCTCGATCGGCTCCTCGCAATGTTCGCAGATATAGCGCGCGGTTTCCGGTCGGCCTTTCGCCCAGCGCAGCCGCTCGAACTGTAGCCACTGCATGCCGCCGCATTGGGGACAGGGCACAAAATACCGTCGCTGGTCGGACACTTCATACTCCCGCTCGATCCGGCTCACACCCTTGATGGTCGGGGTCGAGGTCAGAAACACTTTTGATCGGTGCCCGAAACTGATGGTGCGGGCCTCGGCCAGCGCAATCGGATCGCCTTCACCGTCAATGTCGCCGGGATAAGCATCGACCTCGTCCAGAAAGATCCAGCGCGCCGGCATCGAGCGCAGGCCCACCGCCGAGTTCGCGCCGGTCAGGATCAGCTGCCCGCCGGGGAATTGCTTCGCCAGAATGGTATTGCCGGAATCCCGCGAGCGCGACGGCATGATTAATGCGCGCAGCTCGGGGCTTTCTTCGACCAGCGGGTTGATCCGCTGCTGGCTGAGCCGTTTGGCCAGATCGACCGTCGGCTGCACCGCCAGAAACGGCCCTGGTGCGCGATGGATGCAATAGCCGATCCAGTTGTTGCCCGCCTCGGTTGCCCCGACCTGGGCGGATTTCATGAACACAACGCGCCGTGCGGGGTGGCTTGGCGACAGCGCGTCCATAATCTCGCGCATGAAGGGCGTGCGGGCGGTGCGGTAGGGACCGGCCTCGGAGGCCGAGCGCGACGACAGGATCCGGTGGCGGTCCGACCACTGTGAAACCGTCAGCAGCGGGTCCGGTGCAAGCCCCGCTTTCCAGGCGCGCAGGAGTTCATCCGAGCCGTCAAATTCACCTGAGCGCAATCTCTATCTCCGCCATATCGGCGAGGTGGGCGCGCAGGTATTTATCCAGCACCTGTTCGGTCAAATGCGTATCCACGCCCAGTTCGGCCGCCATATTGGCCGCAACGCGCGACGGCCAGTTCAGCCAGGCATCGCGCTCGCGCCGCGCCAGATCAAACACCATTGCGGTGGCGCTGCTGCGATCGACCAGCTCGTCCTTCATCTTTTGCAGCCGCAGCTTGGCGGTTTGCGCCTTCAGCACCTCGTTGGCCATGCGGGCGCGCATGAAAGACATTTCTCCGCCGGTCTCCGACAGGGAGCCGGCATCGCGCAGTGTTTCATCCACGGCGCGCAGGGCCGATTTGGGCACCGGCTTGGTGGTTGCCCGCGCCATTTGCCCGCGCTGCATGGCGGGGTCGGTTTGCGTTGCCCACTGCCGATCGGCCTTCTCCGGATCTATGGTGCCGTCCGCCTCGACGGTAATGCGACCCGCCGCAATCGCCTTGCGCACCGCCTTTTCGCTGACACCGCGACGGGTGGCGTATTTCCTGCGTGAAAGGCCCATTTTCGGCATGTTTCCTTTGTCATATTACAATCATATGGCCGCCCATAAAGCACTGAAATTACGTCGATTATCGTTGATTAGACCCGCGATAAGAGCGAATCTTATGACAACGAAAAGGAGCAAAACCATGACAAACCAAGCATTCACCAAAGTTCAACCCGGAAGGGCCTGCAAGGTCGCTGCATTGCTCGACGCCGAATGGGATTGCCCCGAAAAGTTCGCGAGCTGGCAACAGGCAACAGATCCCTACGGCAATGTCGTCGCCTACCACGATTGCACCGGCTGGTGGATCGCTTCCAATCTTTCCGACACAGACGTCTCGGGCATTGTTGCCTAATAAACTGAAGGACGAAAATCATGCACCTGATCTTTGATGCACACAGTTCCATGACCCAGATCTGGGCCAGTCGCGAGAGTTACGGCTGGGAATTCTTCGTCTACGGTCTTACCAAATCCGGTGACGTGCGTGTTTGCCCCTCGCTTGCCATGGCCTGCGAACTTGTTGGCACTGACCCTCGGCCAATCCTGAACATGGCTCCGTTTCTGTCACAAACCAAGGAAACTACCCAATGACCAAGCTCACCGAAACACAAACGCTTATTTTATCCCGCGCGTCCCAACAGGCTGACCGCATTGCCCTGCCGCTGCCGGACCGCCTGCGTGGCGGGGCAGCCAACAAAGTGATCGTGCCCTTGATCCAGAAGGGTTTTCTGGACGAGGTCGAAGCCGACATCCGCAAGGGCGAACCCACATGGCGCAAAACCGGCGATGGTCACGGCATCACGCTGGTCATCACCGGCGCAGGGCTTGAAGCTATCGGTGTCGAGCCGGTTATGTCGGAACCGGAACAAACCACACCGAAACCCCGCGCGGGCACCAAGCAGGCCATGCTGATCGAGATGCTTGAAGCCCCCGACGGGGCATCAATTGCCGAGATTGCCAAGGCCACGAAATGGTTGCCGCATACAATTCGCGGGGCCATTTCTGGCGCGTTGAAAAAACGCCTTGGCCTGACCATCACCTCCGAGAAAATCGAAGGGCGTGGGCGAACCTACAAAATCGCGTCCTGATCATTTCCACCGATTGTCGCCGCCGTCCGGTTCGGGCGGCGGTATTCGTTTGCCAACTTGGCGTTTGACCGACACAAGGCGCAAAATGGCGCGTTTGTTTCATGGTGCCACCCCGTCATCCGTCGTTATCAAACCGAGCCGCAAGAATTCGGAACGCATGCGCTGCAACCAAGGGAACCACGCCGTTGCCACAAAGTCGAAGCCGGTCCACCCTGTGGGCCAGCCCATCAGCGCCTCGACAAAGGCTGGGTTCAAGCTGCGGCGCTGATCGCAGATACTCTCGCCATCCCCCGAGATCGTCAGGGCTTGGCGGGAATACACGGCAAAATTCGCCAGTTGGTCCATATGATTGCGCGCCGGTGGCTGCTGTTTCACATGCTCGGGGCTGTTGGTGCCCTTCCAGTCCCGCGCCAGCGGTGTCGGCCACAGCGAGTGGTGCGACCACTGCGGGTGGTGCGACCACATCCCTGCCACATGGCTCAGGTCGGCTGTTCTGCGATTGCCGCCGCTGGGTTTGTTGCCGTTGCTTGCCAAGGGCGTAGGCCACATCGCCGCCTTGGTCGCGAGATTCATTCCGTGCTTGCCGGCCAGTTGCGAGGGCGTCGGTTTCGTCTGCCGGTTCTCGTTGGCGCTGGCCCGTGGCGTCGGCCAGTTGGTTCCGCCGGGCGAGGATGAATAGCCGCTGGCGTTTGTGCGGCGCGCCGACTTCTGCCGCCGTAAACAATCCTTCCGTAACGCCGTAGCCCAATTCTTCCAACTCGCATCGGACCTCGCGATATCCGATGTTGAGGTGATTGGCGACGTTTTCCAGAAACACCCATTCGGGTTGGCATTCCCCAATGATCCGCGCGAAGTGTGGCCATAAATGACGGGGATCCTGCGCCCCCTTGCGCTGGCCCGCGATGCTGAAAGGTTGACATGGATAGCCGCCAGTGAGGATATCCACCGCTCCACGCCACGGGCGGCCGTTGAAGGTTCCAACATCGTCCCAGACAGGTGCCGTATCCAAGGCCGCGTCTTCCATCCGCGCCACGAGGGTGGCCGCAGCATAACTTTCCCGCTCGACGTAACACACAGTTCGATACCCGGGGCATGCGATGGTGAGACCGAGGTCGATCCCACCGGCTCCGGCGCAGAGCGACAGGCCGAACAGACAAGCGTCTGCGGCGGCGGGGTCGCCGCTTCGGGAAGATAGAGCCAACTCATTCACGGATCTCAGCGTTTCTTGTCTGCCAGCTCGGCGAAAGTCTGATTTGTGCCATCCAGCGTTGCGGCTTGGCCGGTGAATTGCTGCCAGCGTTCCACTGCCACATCGACGTAGGCGGGGTTCAGTTCGATCCCGTGGCAGACCCGTCCCGTTGTCTCGGCCGCGATCAGCGTCGTGCCGGAGCCCATGAACGGTTCATAAATTGCCTGACCGGGGCTGGAATTATTCAGGATCGGGCGGCGCATGCACTCCACCGGCTTTTGCGTGCCGTGCACCGTGTCCGCGTCCTGATCCTTGTTGGCGATCTGCCAGAGCGTCGTCTGCTTGCGATCCCCCGCCCAATGGCCTTTTCCTGTCTTTTTCACAGCATACCAACAGGGTTCATGCTGCCAGTGATAGTCACCACGGCTCAAAACCAGCCGGTCCTTGGCCCAGATGATTTGTGAACGAACATTGAACCCCGCCGCCTCGAGGCTCTTGGCCACGGTGGCTGCGTGCAACGCGCCGTGCCAGACGTAAGCCACGTCGCCCGGAAACAAACTCCAGGCCTCGCGCCAATCCGCGCGGTCATCATTCAGCACCTTGCCGGTGCGTTTCGTGGCCGAAGCTCCGGATTTGTTGCGCCAAGCCGGATCATATTCCACCCCGTAGGGCGGATCGGTCACCATCAACAGCGGTTTCACATTGCCCAGCACCCGCTCGACATCGGTGGCCACCGTGGCATCCCCGCAAAGCAGGCGGTGGTTGCCCAGCACCCAAAGATCCCCCGGTCGGCTGACCGGATCCTCGGGCGGATCGGGAATGTCATCCTCGCCTTCAGCCTCGCCCAGCGCCAGATCCGGATCGCCCAGCAGGTTTTCCAGCTCCTCGTCCGAAAACCCCGTCAGATCCAGATCAAAATCCAGATCATCCAGCGCGGCCAGTTCCAGCCGCAGCAATTCCTCGTCCCAGCCGGCATTTTCCGCCAGTTTGTTGTCGGCGATCACCAGCGCGCGGCGCTGCGCCTCGTCCAGATGCTCCAGCACAATCACCGGCACCTTGTCGATCCCGAGCTTTTGCGCCGCCAGTAGGCGACCATGGCCCGCGATGATGATATTATCGGCACCGGTCAGGATCGGATTGGTAAAACCGAACTCGGTGATCGAGGCCGCGATCTGGGTGATCTGCTGCTCCGAATGCGTTCGGGCATTGCCCGCATAGGGCACGAGCTGCGCCACCGGCGTCATTCTGATCTTCAAGGGCATGTGCGAATTCCTGTTTCCGTCCGCCGCCCGAAAAAAAGGCCCGACGTTTGTCAGGCCCGAGGGGTGCGGCAGGGGTTGTTCAACGGTGCGGACCCGCGGACCCAAAGTGCGGACCCGAAAAAATCCTTTGTCGCTAGAGACCTATCGCGCCAAGCCCCCCCGCATACAGTGAGGGCCACGGAGGACCCAAGGCAGGGGGGGGCTGGCAGGTCTCTGCGAGCGTATGGGTTTTATGGCATGGAAAGGCCGGAAATGTCGCGCCAGAAGTTCGACGGGTTTTGACGGTTTGGGTACGTGTTGCGCCGGTTGAACGGTGTGTTGTTAGAAAAAAATAGTTTGATTGCAGTGTGTTGCAGGCTGGGTTGAAATGATACAACTGCTCCATTTCAGTACTGAATTAAAATTTAATTCGCTAAAAGCGAATTTAATCTTGACGGTGGATTGCCTTGCCCCTATATATGCCTTGTGTGAATACGGAATAAGTCCTCAAATCTAGCTTTGACTTTTAGTCTAGGCGCGGAGAGTAGAGAACTCTCTACCGTTTCATCCGCAGGCCGCGAGGCCCCGGCGACGGGGAGAGCGCGGACGACGGGCGAAGCAGACGCGATAGCCGAGAACAGCTATCGCGTCTAGGTAAAGGGTGTAAGTCGTTGGTTCCGTTTTCTGGTTGGTGAGAACCCTTGGTTAGTTTGTCCATAACGGGCCTACGGCCAAGGCAACCAGAAAGGAGAAAGTCTATGGCTTTTTTCGACACACGCCAACGGCGGCGGTGGCGCAAATTGCGGAGGAAACTCCAAAAATTGCGTCGTGGGTTTTGGAGGAAACTTCAACGCCCCCTAACTTGGAAGCTCATCGTAAGGATGGGTTTCATCATCTACCGGATTTACCGGTTGGTGCTTTGGGTTCTTGAGCTCTTCGATTAGACCGCTAACCCAATATCTAATGAAAGGCTAACTTAGGCAGGACCATGATAAACGAAGCTCTCAGACTGTTACGGGTTTTTCATGACCTTAAGCAATTTGAAATGGCCGAAAAACTTGGCATTTCCAAATCTCATATATCTGAAATAGAAAAAGGCACTAAAAGCCCGTCTCTTGACCTAATCGAACGTTATGCTTCAGAATTCAATGTCCCTGTTTCGTCTATTATGTTTTTTGCCGAAAAAATTCCAGACGCCAAAGATGGTGGGAAAGTGAAGGCTAAAATTGCGACAAAAGTCTTGGATATTCTGAAATTTGTTGAGCGCAAAGCCAATGCTTAAAGAAACAACAATAAACACGTATTCGTTGCGAGATAGCCCCTTTTTCCGACTTCGAAGTCGGAAAAAATTAGCGCAGCTTTTGCGAGTGTCACCTAAAACCCTTTCTGAAATCTCCCAAAGGGAAGATCTCTATTCAAGATGTTGGAAAAGCAAAAAAGGCGACGTTTGGCTGAAAAGTCCACCTGACGAAGTGGGTGCCGACAAATACCGTCCTATAGATATTCCAGATCACCGCCTAAAATCTCTACAGGCAAGGATCGCAAACTTGCTTTCTAGAATTACGCCTCCAGAGTGGTTGTTTAGTCCCGTCAAAGGTCGCTCATATGTCGACAATGCAGCTTATCATAAAGGCGCAAAAGCATATTGGCTTTTGGATATCGAAAATTTCTTTCCGAGTTGCTCTGGCAACAATGTGGCGCATTTCTTTTCCTCAAAGTTGGAATGCTCACCCGATGTTACGGCTATTCTGATCCATATAACGACAATTCTAGATACTGACACAGATCGCGTAGGACTGCCGCAGGGGTCTCCGTGCAGCCCAATATTAGCATTTTTTTCAAACCTAGATATGTGGGCTGAGGTCGAAAGCATCGTTAAAAAAGCATCATTGAAACACGGGGTATATGCTGATGATATTACCATATCTGGGGATATGGTGCCCAAGGCCGCGATATGGGAAATAAAAAAAGCAATTCATAAACATGGGCATAAAATTAAGGCCGCGAAAGAAGTCAGTTTGATACATGCGCCAGCCGATATTACTGGCGTGATAGTTACGGAAGGAAAAACCAAATTGCCAAACCGACAGTGGAAGAAACTCAACGAGTTACTGGCGGCTCGAAGCGTTGCGAAGGGTTCTAAGCTGAGGCAACGATTGGACAATCAAATTTCTGGACGTATTGCGCAGAAAAACCAAGTTGAGCGGTCTTGATTTGTAATTCCCCATTTTTTCTTGAGGGCTGCTGGTAAAATTTTGGAGCCAGTTTTGGCTTTGATTTAAGGGCTTAAATGTTCACCTTCTTCGCAATCGTCGCCAGCGCGGCCACCCAGCGCCGCCAGGCGGTCTGGCGCACGCAGCCTGCCTGAATGCAGACATAGCGCCAGCGGTGGCCCTCGGCGCGTAGCCAGATGATTTTGGCGCCCTCGGGCGACACCAGCCGCAGCCAGTCAAGGCACGCCTCCATACGCGCGATATCGGCGGTCGAGGGGATGACCCGCATCCGGACCTCGTTATAGCCATAGGCGTGGCGGGCGTCCTGCACATAGTCGGGCCAGGCAGAGCCGTATCCCTTCGGCCCTGAACCCGGCGGGTTGGGCAGGCGGCGCAGGGTGCGGGCGGCCTCCTCGAACATATCCTCCAGATCGCTGGGCGTGAGTTTGCGTTTCACCTGCATGCCGATTTCCTTTCCATCTCCGCCAGCCATTTTTCAACCGAAGCGCGCCGGTACAGCACCCTGCGCCCGATGCGAATGCGGGGCGGGCCGATGCCCTGCGTCGCCCAGCGCGCCAGCGTGTCGGTGGTGACGGACAATTGCCGCGCCAGCTCCGCCCGATTGATCCAGTCGTTCAAAACGCTGTGTCTTGGTTCATGCGCCATCGGCCAATCTTCCTTTTTCTATGCAATCCAAAGTTATCCACAGGCACGGCGGCGGTTTTGGGTGGAACAGAGTTTCTTTTCTATTCTATTCTTATCTTGTCTTATCTACGCAGAACTGTACCTTTTTTGATAAATGACAGTGGGGAACTGTTCCGTTACTGTTCCACCTACACTAATTATCGTTTCAAATCCGCCGGTTACCTCCTTTGGCGAACCATCCGTCGGCGGCGGCGTGCTGCAATGCGCGGGCATAGGCGCTATGGGTGCGCCGTCCGTGGCAATGGTGCAGCAGCCATTCATCAAGGCGTTCAATCAGCAGATCGTCTGCCAGAACCTCCTTGCCGCAGCCCAACCCGCCCAACGCCTCGCGCAACCGGCGCAATCGCTGGTAAACGGCTTTCTGGGAATTCGAGGTCTCGCGGGCTTCCCGCCGAGCGATGGCATCCAGCACCACTTCGGTGACCACGGGGTGGTTTAGACGGATTTCATCGCCGCAGCGACAAGGGGACCAGCCATGCAGGGGCGTGATACGGCGGGTGCGCAGATCGCGCCACAGGGCCAGATCAATCCGCAGCAGTTTTGCCAGTATGGCGTCATCATCCGGCAAGGTGCCCACGGGGGTTTGCTTTTTTGACAGAAAGAACAGGTTCAGCGCACAGGCCTGCACCTCCAGCGTGGCTGTCAGGTGCAACTGGCTGTTCAGCCAGCGGTCATGCCAGAATTTGGTAAAATAATGCCCCTCGAGCCGTTCTTCCCGATCAACGGGGTAATCCGGCAGCTCATTAGCCTCGATCAGTCGCGGGGCGCTGGGCGGGGTGAATTCAGACCGGATCGGGGGGCTTTTGTCCATCACGCCGCATCCTCGACGGGCGGGGCATGCAGTTCGGCGATCAGATCTGCGGTTATCGAAAACCCACGTTGGCGACCGGCCATCAGAACCAAAAAATGATACTTTGCCGGAATTGACCCGTTAGACGCCCATTTGTGGACCTGCGGTGTGGTCACCTTCAGGCCGGGGCATAACCTGCCCAGATCATCGACAAGGCTGGAGCGGGTGGACCACAGGTTGACGAGATCGCGAATACTAGAAATAGCTTCCATATTCACTTGATACTGGAATTATTTTCGATGTGTCAATGGCCGAATAAAGAATCTCTGGAATTTATTTCTATTTCACGCCAACTAGGGGGTATGAAAAAGAAAGATAACATGCCCCGGATCGACATGCTCGGCGTTGGTCGCCGGCTCGAAGCTTTACGCTACGCGCTGGACCTTAGCCGTAAGGATTTTGCCAGCAGTTTTGGTCTTGATCCAAGCAGCTATACAAAAACCGTGGATGGCGAAAAACAGCTAAGATCCGAAGCAGCCTACGCTATAGCAGAGCAATGGGGGGTCACGATGGATTACCTTTTTCGCGGGCGGTTGGTCGAGCTGCCGGAACACTTGCGCGAAAGCATCCTCAAGAACCTGAATACAGGCGACTGATAAGCCTGATCGAGGGATGCTCCAAAGGCATTGCACCAGCCGAACAGCAGGTGTTCGTGAGCGAATTCGATAAATTTTCCAAGAATCACTTTCATCGTGTTCGCACTATGTTCTGGCCTGCGTTGTGGGTCAATACAAAACACAACCCGAAAATATTTCCAGAAATGATTTGACACTGGAAAATACTTCCAGTTATGCATGGTGCCCAAGGAGGCTCCGATGCAGAAAGAAAATTCCAGTTCTAAAATCACGCCTGTAAGCTTGGCGATTACGTTGCCGGTGCTGCGAAGCGCGCGGGAAATTGTCACCGCGCCGGATGCGGGGCATCCGCAAAGTCTGCGACGCTGGGCCTGGGCGGCCCTGAAATCGGCACGGGGGCAGAGCATCAGCCAGTCGGGCCTGAACCGCCTGTGTGGCCGCCACACGCCCGTACGGTGCGCAGGGGCAACCACGGCGGGCGGACAATGACCGAATACGGGATTGATACCGGCCGGATTGCGGAACTGCTGGTGGAACTCGGGGTTAGCGCACAGCGCCACCGGCTCGAAATTTTGAAACGCGCGGTGGTTGCCCATGGCGGCCGCTGGGACCTGCCGTCGGATGTTTCCGGCGTTTATGAACCGGCGCTGCTTTCGCTGCAGGTGTTCGGCGTGCACGCCATGGCCGAGAGCCTCGACGAGCTACCACGCAACTGGATGAGGGCGGCAGCCAACATCATCGAGGGCGGGGCATGCCGCTGGTCGGAGGCGGGATAATGGCGGAATCTGCAAAAGCCTTGCGCGCCCCAACGCAATCGGAAATCGCCCGTGTGTTGAATGCTGCACAAAAAGCCGGGCTTGAAGTGTTTGGCTATGTTGTCAACGGCCCTGAAATACGCGTTATCACCAAGGACAAGGAACCACCCGATGACGGGTTTGACATGGTGGATTTTGCGAGTTGAAGAGGATTGATCTTCCATATTTGCGCACGAAAAAAGCGCGGGGAAAAACATACTGGTACTTTGAGCGTATGGGAGAGCGCACGGCTTTGCCCGATCCGGAAGCACCTGATTTTCTTGTCCGGTATGCCGAGGCAAAAAAGGGGCGTAAGCCTCTGCCTGCAAAGAGAAGTTTTGCGGTTCTGACTGCCAGCTACAAGCGCAGCTACCGGTTCGAAAAACTGGCTTCGCGGACGCGCAAGGAATATGACAACTGCCTGATGTATTTCAACGACAAGATGGGCAAGCTCGATCCGTCAAAGATGCAACGCCGCCATGTAATCCAGATGCAGATGGACAATGCCGACAAGATTCGCTGGGCGAACTATCTGGTGCAGGTGATACGGGTGTTGTTTGAACACGCGATTGATCTTGGCTGGATCGAGCGTAATCCGGCCAAGGGTGTTTCCCTGCTGAAAAGCAAAACGCCGCCGCGCAAACCGTGGCCGGTGGACCTGATCGAGGCATACCGCCAGAAGGCCGATGGCCGCGCGTTGCTGATCTTCGAGCTGTGTTTGGGCACGGGGCAGAGGATCGGCGATGTGCGCAAGATGCGCTGGTCGGATATCGAGGAGGGGGGAATCAATGTCCGGCAAGGCAAAACAGGCAAGGATCTGTGGATTCCTTTTACATCGCAACTTGCCACTGTGCTGGACCGGACGCCGCGGACGGGCTTGTTTATCCTGTCGCAACCGGACAGCCAGCCGGTAAGCTACCGCGCTGCCGCCTTTGCAGTGATGAAAGTGCGCAAGGAGATCGGGGCCGAGGAATACGACATCCATGCGTTGCGCCACACCACCGCGTCGGAACTGGCGGCTTTGGGGCTTTCGGACGATTTGATTATGGCGGTAACCGGCCACACGAGTCGCGCGTCAGTGGTCAGATATGCCGGTGCCGCGCGTCAAAAAGCCCGAGCACAGGTGGCGCAGGATGCGCGGCGCGGAGGGGGAACAAAGCGGGAAACGTGA